AAGGTTCTTAAAGGACCTAACTACAAACCACCCGATTTATCTGATTTAGTATAATGTCTAAACTCATCTCTCGCACAGGACGTGTACAGTCCTGGATGGACAACCCCCAGTCCAGATTGCCAGTATCGTGCACGGTTATGTCGGTTGATGACAGCATGACCGGTGTCAATGGGATCGAATCCTCATGGCGGTTCGTAAGTCACGCTCTGCGCCATGGGGCTGGTGTCGCAGTACACCTGTCCAATCTTCGACCCAAGGGTACTGTTACTACAAAAGGACCAGATGAATTAGTGGCCAGTGGACCCGTGTCATTTGGACGCATCTACTCTATGCTCAATGAAGTGTTACGCAGAGGTGGCACCTTCCGTAATGGGGCTTGCGTTTTGCATCTCGACATCGACCACCCTGACTCACTCGAATTCATTCAAACACCCCGACATGAACTACCCTGGGTTAAACGCTGCATCAATCTCACTGAAGAATCCTGGCATGAGTTCCCCTACAAAGAAGAACTCCTCCAAGGGATTCGGAAAGGAGACATCTGGCTGAATAAAATTAGGTACGACAAAGATGGAAACCGCATCAGAGGAAACGTCTGTCTTGAGGTTTACCTGCCTTCACGAGGCACATGCTTGTTGCAGCATGTCAATCTCGCTGCCTGTACTCTCTCTGACATCCCAAAAGCTTTCGTTGAGGGTATGTCCGAGTTGTGTGCGCTCCATCCTACGACAGGTGTCGGAGAATCTGGGGAATACCTCAGCCCAGACGTTGATAAGCAAGTCGGGCTTGGAATGCTTGGACTTGCCAACTTGCTCCGCCAAAATGGAGTCAAGTATGGAGAGTTTGGAATAGCTCTCCGTGATATTAATCAAGAGAAGGTAAACTTCTCAACCGCTCATGATATCGCTCAGTCCATCAGAGATGGCATTGAGCAGGCTGCAGCCATCGCCAAGAGTCATAACATGGTAAGAGCCTTTGCCATCGCTCCTACGGCCTCCTGCAGCTATCGTAGCGTCGGTCTAGACGGGTTCACTTCCTGTCCTGAGATCGCTCCACCTATTGCTCGGTCAGTTGACCGGGACAGTGGCACCTTTGGTGTCAATACCTATGAATATGGCGATGTTGAGATCGCCTCTGAAGTAGGCTGGGAATCGTACAAACTTGTAGCGGACCAGCTTATGATAATGCTTGAAAAAACAGGACTTCTTCACGGATACTCGTTCAACTCATGGAGTGATCAGGTAACCTATGACAATGCGTTCATTGAAGAGTGGCTATCGTCTCCTCAAACAAGCCTCTATTACAGTTTGCAGGTAATGGGAGACGTCCAGGACAAGACTAGTGCATACGCTGCACTTGATGAGTCTGATGTTGATGATTACCTTGCGGACTTGTTAACTCCTGAACCTCAATGTGATTGCGCAGAATGACCCCGTATGATAAACTAATCTCCAGGAAACGGACCTGGACTCCTGTTCAAACTGAAGCAGGTACACTTAAATCTGGCGCGGAAGAAGCTGTTTACCGCGCCTTAGCTCTCCGCTGTCTCGAACTGCCGGTGGGTGACTTTATATCACACTCATTAAAAGGTGAGATCCCTGATGCAGCACGTCAGATCCTAGAAATGAACATCAAGGATGAAGAAAACCATGATTTGGCTCTGAACTATGCTGTAAATGCACTCGGTACTGATGAAAAAGCAGAACGAGAGGCACAGATCCTGAGAAAAGCATGGGAAGAGCATGAAGACCACACAATTGTCAAGGCTATGGTAGCCGAACGTAGTGTTTTCTTCTGTTTGCTCCCATTCTTTCGCTATGCCGGAGATGCTGGCCTGAGGACGATTTCCGCAGATATTAGCCGTGATGAACAGATTCATGTTGCTACGAATTCTCTTGTATGCCGTGAGCTGGGTCTTAATCCTTCTAAGTCTCTCAACAAACTGAGAAAAGCAACTGTAGACTGGGTTTTCCAGCCTCTACAAGCTGAAAACACCGATAAGTTTTTAGCGAAAAATTTTTGGCACTCACAGAGCGATTCACTTTTTGAAAAGGGTATCGCAGAGGGCTTTTCTAACACCAGGTCGGCACGTATGCCGGCATTCTTTGAACATTCCAATGTCAATCTCCCTCAATACGCTTGAGACTTACGGCATGTCCGTCAAGTCTATCTTAGCAGAGATGGAAGAAAACTTTCCACCCACAAACCCAGGTCCAGGTGATAGCATCTCAACTATCATGTATCGATCTGGACAACGCTCCGTAGTGGAGTGGTTACTCAATCGATTAGAACAAGATGGCATTTAATCAAAACTTTTATAACCAAGTCATTGCCATGGGTGGTTCTGCCGCCTCAGCGAACAACGTAGCCCGTGCCTCTCGCCCCGGTCGTGCATTTCAAAACTTTGCTAGTGCATTTAGTGCACAGAAAGCTTCAGCTGATGCTTCATACCAGGCTAACCTAGCACAGCAACGCATGGCTGAGCGTCAACAACAGTTGATGGCACAGATTGCACAGGGACCACCAAAAGCAAACAAAGCTTTACGTGGTTCTGACTACAAACCTAAGTTTAGGTCTTCAGTTTCCAAGACTGAATCTAAGCGTGCAGTATCCAAAGGCACCTATCAGTTCTCTAACCCACTTGGCATGGGTGGTGCTGCAGGTAGCCGTACAGGTGGCATGGGTGGTCTAGCATAATGAAAGCAAAGGAACGGTATGATAAACTGCGTTCACGTCGAGATAATTATCTTGACATGGCAGTTGAATGCTCACGTTTGACTCTGCCTTACCTTATCCGACAAGACGAATCACAAGACCGCAAGTCTCTTACTACACCATGGCAAGCAGTTGGTTCTAAAGCTGTCACAACGCTGGCAGCTAAGCTGATGCTTGCCTTGCTCCCTCCCCAAACCACGTTCTTTAAACTACAGGTTAGGGATGACAAGCTGGGTGAAGAACTTGACCCACAGATTAGAAGTGAACTTGATCTCTCTTTCTCTAAGGTAGAAAGGATGATCATGGATTACATCAATGCGTCAAGTGATCGTGTGGTTGTACATGAAGCTGTACGACATCTCATTGTCGGTGGTAATGCACTGATCTACATGGGTAAAGAAGGGTTGAAACATTACCCACTGAATCGATACGTTGTCAACCGTGATGGTAATGGTAACGTGATCGAGATTGTAACTAAAGAAAAAATTAGTCGTGAGGTTCTTGGCGATGTGCTGAAGGAACCACTTCCTAATCACGTAGGACGCGAAGGCACAAAGGACCAGGAGGTTGAGGTGTACACCTATGTCCATCTGGATAGTAAGAACGGTCGCTGGAACTGGCATCAGGAAGCCTTTGATAAGGTGATCCCTGGTACCAAAAGCACAGCACCTAAGAATGCTAGTCCATTTTTGGTCCTCAGATTCAACACTGTTGACGGCGAAGACTATGGTCGTGGCAGAGTAGAGGAGTACCTCGGTGATCTCAAATCACTTGAAGCACTGTCACAAGCCCTGGTTGAAGGGTCAGCAGTTGCTGCTAAGGTAGTGTTCTTGGTGTCACCATCATCGACAACCAAGCCTCAGACTCTAGCCAAGGCAGGAAACGGTGCTATTGTACAAGGACGTCCAGAGGATGTGCAGGCTGTCACTGTGGGTAAGCAAGCGGACTTCGCTACTGCTGCACAGATGGCACAGACAATGGCACAACGAATCAGTGATGCATTCCTGGTGCTTAACATCCGACAGTCAGAACGTACAACAGCTGAGGAAGTCAGGCTTACACAGCTTGAACTTGAGCAACAGTTAGGAGGTATCTTCTCGTTGCTTACTATTGAATTCCTCATCCCTTATCTAAACAGGACGCTGCTGGTACTACAACGGTCGGGTCAGATCCCTAAGATACCACGTGATCTGGTCCGTCCGTCTATCGTTGCTGGTGTGAATGCACTAGGACGTGGACAAGATCGAGAATCTCTTACACAATTCCTGATGACCATCGCACAAACGATGGGACCACAGGCTATCATGCAGTACATTGATCCCAGTGAGTACATCAAACGACTCGCTGCTGCACAAGGTATTGACACGCTGAACCTCATCAAGTCTCAAGAGCAGCTGCAAGCTGAGCAAGAGCAAGCGATGAATCAACAAGCTAACATGGAAGTTGTGAAGCAGGTTGGTCAACTGGCAAGCGCTCCTGGAAATGACCCAAGTAAAAATCCCGCCCTAAATCCTGAGTTAAATGACGGAACCGAAGAAGCCCCGCCGCCGCAAGGCGCAGGCTAAACCAGTTGAACCTGTAGAAACACAGGTCGAAAAAACTGAAGAAGAAATCCCAATCAACAAGTATGCTCCCAAAGATAAACTGGGTAAGCCGTTGGTGGGTCGCAGTCCTAACTATGTTACTAGCGTAGGGCTGGGTAAACTAAACGTAGTCCACGCCAAAGGAGTGAAAGATAATGGCAACTCTTAATTATGATCCTACAGATGTGAATGCACCTGAGTTCACAGAATCAGAGCAAGAAGCTATTCAGGTTGGAGAACAGGCGTTCCAAGAGGAACAAGCAACCTTTGCAGGTAAGTTCAAGTCTGCTGAAGACCTAGAGCAAGCCTACATTGAACTGCAGAAGAAACTCGGTGACCCCGAAGCTCGTACTGAGCAAGAGGCACCAGAGGCTGAGCCTGAGGCTGAGCAAGATCCTGTGTCTAGCCTGGTTAACGACGTCCTGAATGCTGAGAACCCTGATGAGCTGATGGCTCAGTTCGCAGAGATGGACTCACAAGAGGTTGCCAAAGCATTCCTGAATGCAGACTACAACCCCGCCGCTGTAGAACTAGAAGATGCTGACATCAGCACCATCCAGAACTCAGTTGGTGGGGAGGAAGGCTACGCAGAACTCATGCAGTGGTCTAACGAAAACTTCCCTCCTGAACTTGTGGAGGGATTCGATCAGTTGGTAGCAACTGGTAATCGTTATGCTATTCAGCTTGCAGTCAACGGACTCATGGCAGCTTACCAAAACCAGAATGGTATGGAAGGTGAGATGCTCACAGGCAAAGGTACTGCACAAACTGCTGATGTATTCCGGTCCCAGGCTGAGGTTATTCAAGCTATGAATGACCCACGCTACGACAGTGATCCAGCTTATCGTCAGGACATCTTCAATAAACTAGATCGTTCTGACCTCAACACTTATTAATTAAACAATGACAGCTACTATCGCACTTCAGAAGCGTTCCTCTTTGTGGGACCGCTACCTCCAGTGGGTTAGCAGCACTGAGAACCGGCTCTATGTGGGACACTTCGGTGTCCTCATGGTACCTTGTCTACTGGCAGCTACCACTTGTTTTATCATCGCATTCATTGCAGCACCCCCAGTTGATATCGATGGAATCAGAGAACCAGTCGCAGGCTCACTCCTGTACGGAAACAACATCATCTCTGGAGCGGTTGTCCCCTCCAGCAACGCAATCGGACTACATCTCTACTCAATCTGGGAAGCCGCTTCCCTCGATGAGTGGCTCTACAACGGAGGACCATACCAACTTGTGGTGTTCCACTTTCTCATCGGTGTCTTCGCTTACATGGGACGCGAATGGGAACTTAGTTACCGACTCGGAATGAGGCCCTGGATCTTTGTCGCATACTCCGCACCAGTTGCTGCTGCAACAGCTGTATTCCTTGTCTATCCTTTTGGACAAGGTAGTTTCTCTGATGGAATGCCGTTGGGCATCTCGGGTACCTTCAACTACATGTTGGTATTCCAAGCTGAGCACAACATTCTTATGCATCCCTTCCATATGCTTGGGGTCGCTGGTGTTTTTGGTGGCAGTTTGTTTAGCGCCATGCACGGTAGCCTTGTTACTTCTTCTCTGGTTCGTGAGACTACTGAAAGCGAGTCACAGAACTATGGTTACAAGTTTGGGCAAGAAGAAGAGACGTATAACATCGTAGCTGCACACGGTTACTTCGGACGTTTGATCTTCCAATATGCATCTTTTAATAACTCACGTAGCCTTCACTTTTTCTTGGCTGCTTGGCCTGTGGTGGGTATCTGGTTCACTGCACTTGGTGTGAGCACCATGGCATTCAACTTGAATGGCTTCAACTTCAACCAGTCTATTCAGGCTGCTGATGGTCGTGTGATCAACACCTGGGCTGACATCCTCAACCGAGCTGGTCTTGGTATGGAAGTCATGCACGAGCGTAATGCACACAACTTCCCTCTTGACTTGGCAACTGCTGAGTCTGCACCTATCGCACTTACTTCACCCGCTATCGGTTAATGAACGACACTCAAATCTGGCCCACCGAACCACGTATGTACATCGACGAAAACTCTATTCCTCATAACGAACGCGCCGAGCGTCTTAATGGCAGGCTTGCCATGCTCGGCGTGATGGCTGCGCTTGGAGCGTATGCACTCACTGGTCAAATTATCCCCGGAGTATGGTAATGCCTCAAGGTAAAGGAACTTATGGATCCAAAAAGGGTCGCCCACCTAAAAAGAACAAACCGATGAAACCGGTTAAAAAATAATGGCTAAATCCGTTAGTCTACGGATGGGGAAGCACAAGTCACGGTCTGGCGGCTTGACAAAAGCAGGTCGCGAGAAGTATAATCGTGAAACAGGTTCAAACCTGAAAGCTCCCCAACCAGGTGGCGGTCCTCGTAAGCGGTCCTTCTGTGCCCGAATGAAAGGTAACAAAGGACCGATGAAGAAGAACGGTAAGCCCACCCGGAAGGCTCTAGCCCTACGTAAATGGAAATGTTAAATGGCTAAACAAGGATTGTATGCCAACATCCACGCCAAGCGTAAGCGTATCGCTGCTGGCAGTGGTGAAAAAATGAGGAAGCCTGGGGCTACTGGAGCACCTACGGCTGCTAACTTCAAACGCTCCGCAAAAACTGCAAAGAAACCAAAGAAAGCTTAAACTAATTACTATGAAAACTATCGCTCTTTCCACCCTCGCGCTGTCTTCTTTCGCCCTGCCTGCTATGGCTGGTGCATACTTGAACGTCGAAGCTAACCAAGGCTGGTCCGGTGAGGACTACCAAGGTGCTTTGTTGGAGACTCACGTGGGCTATGAAAACTCCCTGGGTGACAGCGCAAGCTGGTACATTCAAGGGGGTCCTGCCATCTCCTTCCCGGATGACGCTGAGCAAGTCGGTGCTGCCTCTGGCAAAGTCGGTCTCGGTGTCGATGTGACTAAGAAACTCTCCGTCTATGGTGAAGTCTCTGCCATCACGTCTGAAGGCTTGGAGCTTGAAGGTCTCGGCGTTGGTGCCAAGACCGGTGTTAAGTACAAATTCTAAAGTAACGTACGTTCATCCTCATGGAAGACAACATCTACGAGCTACAATTTACAGCCACCTCTCTCCGCATGATGCACAAAGCAGTGAACTTCGCACTTGACCAATGGCCAGGTGGGGATCCTGTGGAGCAGCAATACTATACGTATCTGAGAGATAGCCTGCAACGTGTACTCCTAGAGGAGACTTTCATGTTGGACGCATGACGCCACACCATGGAACGGGGGTGTGGTACTTCGGAGAAATTCAATGCCTACCGTTGAACTGCAAGCTCGCGTTAAAGAGCAAAAGGCTGCTGTCAAGCAAGCCAAGCTGAAGTATCGCGGCGTTACTTACATTAAATCTGGCAAGTAGACTTTTGGGGAGGTGCAATTCCTCCCCTGCCTATTGGCGTTGGCCCTACGGGACACCCTTCGCCGTCTAGACGGTGGGAATAGACCACATTAAAATCTATTATTAACAACATGTCTCGATCACGTTTCGGAAAAGGCAGCACAAATGACATGCCTGCTACTTTCCGTGTTCTATATGTGACCAATGCATCTGATGATCCTCTCTTTATCCCTGGTAATCAGGCGGAAGGAGACAACCCCGACAGTGGCAGTAAAGCACAAAGGCTAGCTGACTGCCGTAATCTTGTCGGTGTTGATACTGGAGATGCTAACATTGGTGTAGCTGTTCAACCTAATACTCTTGCTGATTGGTAATTAATTATGCGCGTACCTGCAATCTATGAAACTTCCCGTGGTGAACCCACGGATGAAAATCCCCTTGGTCAACCGGTTTCAACCGTGACTGACTACGGTCGTGACCTGGGTGTCGGTTATGTCGAAGGTGACACCTCCCTGGCTGTCTCCACTAACAGTGACTACACTGCTAACAACTTCCCTGCTA